GAAGCGATACTACTCTTTCGTCTACCATTTTACTCATAGCCTTTGCACCTCTTTCCACGCTTCTTCGGCTATATCATCTAATATATGTTTTAACGCCGGATTTATATAATCTCTTCCCACTACGTAGCCGCCATTACGAGTTCCGTGACCGTACTGCAAAATAACCGCTATAGGAACCCCATCATTAATATGTCTATTATTCCAAGAAATTTTATAAGACCCTGCCGAGTTTTCGATTTCGTAATACCATGAATTTGCCGTTTCGGAAGAGTCTATCGGGGTATGTTTTCTTAAGGCGCGGACGCCTTGATCGCCAAAACGCTTAAGAATGTTTGGTATTGCTAAACTCTTTAAATTGCTCATCCATTTAGTAGCGACTGTAAACTTACCACTATTCTTTATCGTTATACTCATAGACTTTTCCTTTTTTTAAATGAAAAAAAGAGCCATCGTCTCATTTTTACGACGGCCCTTTCTTCATTTAAAAAACCTCCTATGATTTTTTCGTATACATTAAATAAATCCATCCTACGCCGGATTTCAACTTACCCCAACCATTTTTTTCTTCGATTATGGTGTATGTTCCCTGATCTCTGATAACCGTTACTACATCACGGTATTCCATACCTGGTCCGGAACGTACGTTTAAAGCCTTAACCGTTACTTTAACCATATAAGGAGTTTTTGTTGTCGAGGACACAGAGCTTTTTCTAATAATAAGAATTTGTCCAATATTGATGTTGTTTGGATTCTTGATATTGTTAAGACTCGATAATGCCTCCACAGTCGTCCCAAATTGTTTGGCTATTGCTATTAGCGTGTCGCCTTTTTGTACCTTATATTCGACAGGTGACATGGATACGGTAGGAGGGGACGTAACAGGCGTAAGAGTTGGTTGTTCGGTGGGATTTCCATTTTGAAGTATACTGTTGACTTCTTTAACTATTGTTGGCATTTTATCCACAAGGAATTTGCCCGGGCATTCTTTATTACGAAACCATCTATGAAGTGTGATGTTCTGTCTATTAACTTGCCCTATTAAAGCTTTGTTATTCTCCCAAAGTAGTTTTTGAATATCGTTTCTTTTGCAAATGTCCGCCACTAAAGCTATTAGTCCTTTCATAGCTTTATCTCTGACAGCATAAGGGTGTGTCAAGTCGCAAGCGACTTCTATCGTTATAGCCCTATTGTCATTAGACGAACTTGACGAACACCACGAACGGTTTTTCTCTTCCACAAACATGCCGACTCGACCATCGTCGTCCACACCATAATTAGAACTCCATTGTTTGGTCGGATCTGCAAACATATGACCCATTGTTTGTAGTGAAAGGTGTCCGACTACACAATGTATAGTTATCGTGTCTATTGCGTGGTTTCTCGGCGCTGTTCTGTTTGGCGATAGTCTAGTGTGTGAAACTAATGAACTGTTACTCATCTTCTTCACCTCTTTCGTAATCTCCCCCAGCGTTATCTCCATAACATGGTTGTTGGGTTATTATATGTTCATTTTCGACATCTAATTCTTGTTTAATCATATTATTATCCTCATCTTTCTATCCGGAAGTATTGTACATTTTTTTCCGTTGTGCATTTATCGTTTTATTTCTTTGTAATATTTCAGCTTTACTCATCTTTTTACCCGGGGCACTTTTCACATTACAGATTCTTATTAATGTTAAGAGCCTATCAATATGCCATTTTTGACATTCAAACGGGATGTTAAACATCGTCATCCAATAATAGATTAGTTCGGAAGTAACAACTTCTCTATTTGATGACCCTGACATAGTAAAAGTCGTGGCAGATTTCTTCGATTGCATATACTCTGCTATTGTCATTACATCTTTTTCTGTAAGCAAAGAAAGTACATTATCGTCTATGTGTTGCGATACACCCATACACCGAATATAATCCAGGTTTTCTTTTTCTGTTTTTTTGTCTGCCGTCAAAAACGGTTTACACCATTCTGACTCCCATTTTGAAATTGACAATAAAGAGTGCTCCAATTGAATTTTGAATGGTCCAACATGAGAAAATTCCTGCTTTTCATCTAAAAACACTTCCTGTTTAGGTATCTCAATAACTAACATGTCATCCTCCCAAGTAAGTTTTTTATACCATGTTTGATGTTTCGCTTTTGGTTTTTGATGATTCGCCGGCATTTTTTGGTATAATTCCATTGATGAATTCGCTAGCCGCTTGATCCTCGGTAGCTAACTCGACAAATAGATTAGAGTATGCTTCCGTTTGAGAAAACTCTTCCCATACTTCCGGAGTTTTTATTAGACGTTTCCCATCCGGAGACTTTACTCCATATGAAACTTTTATTATTGTTTTGAACGTATCTACTATCTCTTTGTTATTTAAGGTTTTAACTATGTTTTCGAGAAACTTAACCATACCCCCATCTTGTACCAATTCCATTTCCATCAATTCAGCCTTAGATATATTGAAATAAAACGTTTCTTCTCTTTCATTCCCGTCATAGTCTGTATATTTAATGTTTTTTGCTAACATTTCAGTTCTCCTTTCGATTTGTCATTTTAACCTTCTGCTTCTGTATCCGTTAACAATGAAATCAGTTCATCCGGCAATGGAAGTCGGGCGTCCTCATCCTCTGTTCCATAAAGAATATTTTCTATTAGTTTCAAGCCTTCGTCTGACACCTTAGTGGAATCGATTATTAAACTAGCTGTTGGTTTGAATCCTGTCACTGGAACTGGAGTTGTTGATACATCCCAAGAAAGAATCATTGCTTCTGGACTATCATTAATTGTTTGGTAAGATTTATCTGATGGCGCTGCCAAAGCATTATAAATCAGATGAATCTTATATCCGTAATCGTCACCATCAACATCGTTTCCGAGTTTGGTTCTGTAAGACATACCAAATGCTTTACGATTTTGTTGTCCAATCATAACTCCTTTAACGATTTCCGCCGAACCATCACAAACACCGAATTCGTCTGGATAGGTAAATGCCTCAATAGTAGCAGCAAATTCTTCCGCCGACATAAGGTTTACATATTTAACATTATCTGCATATCGAGCATTTGGTTCCGCACCAGAAGGATTTTCTGATACACCTGTAAGACCTTGCCACGCAACACCATTAGGATATTCCCCCTTATCGTTTTGTAGATACAAAACTCCTCGATCCGTCCCGGTCTCATACGTTTTTGTTCCTGTTTCATGCCATACTACTCTCATGTTTTGATCCTCCCATTTTCTTAAAAATATAACCTGAACACGAAATGGTTCAGGTTGTTTGCTGTGTAGCTTCTGATAAAACTACATTTATGAAGTTGTATAATTTTATCTATCAAATAGTGATTTGATTTTCTATCCATCAATATAATCTGATACGATTTTGTTAACGAATAAACTTTATCATCTGCGTATTCCGTGTTGATACCATCCAAGTCGTATACTATCGCTGGATATGACATTCTGACAGATTCCGGAGGTTGAAAATATACTTGTCGACTGTCTAAAATTGTTTCCAATGAAGTCTGAAGTTTTAATCTATTCCCCATTATATACACCTCCGGCCGTCAATATTAGTCGTGGAAATCTCACTTCAACATTCGTGACTTTCCACTTTATTCCCGCAAAAGACACATATCTCATAGATTGAAAATTTTCACAGGCAAAGGGATCGGCTACAATGCTGATTTCATTCGCGATATTGACATTGTCATTTATTTTATCTGCCGTTTGAAGTTTGTGTATATTTCGAACCAGATCGCCAAAGTATGTTCGCTCTGTGATTTTATCAACCCATACTCCTCGTTCAATTTCGACCGTCTCTGCATAACCGATTTCCCCATAAAATTTTGCCATTTGATAATCTCCTTTATTTATTGACTACCCCGCAACTTTGGTCTCAATAGCGATCGCCGAGAAAGGTTTAATCAACGCTCCTGAACAACGTGTTTCAATGAGATATTTCTGAGCATTGTAGTCAATGTCAAAGTCGTCAAACATGTTTACAGCTCCTCCTTTGTCTGCTCCAACGTTGTAATCGTTAAGATTTACAATAATACCCATAAGTTCTAACATATCTCCATCGGCTTCTCTAGTTTGATTTTCCATTACCGGAACAGTAATAATCTCTTTAACTCGAAGAGATGTCGCTAACTTTGCTACTGAATCATAGATAATTCTTCCTGTCGTATCTTCGATGAGTAGACAATCCGTAAGCACATCTTCCGTAGTGTATAATACTGGTTCCCCAGAACCCTTATAGTTTTTACGACTTTTGATTGCTGTACGGATAAACGCTCTTGCCGCATCGTTAGGAGTAGCCGTTGGGTCTAGTTTCACTTCGGCTTTGACTGTGTATAAATTTTCATCTGTCCAAATCGGACGAATATTTTGATCGTTGATTTTATCATCGGAAGAATTCAAGCGCCCGTCACCAATCAAATAAGCTCTCGCTAACTCCTCGTCAAGCAGGCCTCTCATCTCAGACTTCAACCACGCAACCACGTCAAAATCTGTAATATCAATTACATCGTCGCGCTCCAACTTCTGCTTCTTATAAACGGTTGTTGGTGAGGTTGTTCTTTTCAACAATGAAAATACTTCTTCCTTCTTCATTGTTCCTGTAATGTAACCCTTCGCGCGCGCATCTTCTGCTGTGATATCTGCCAAAATAGATTTAATTCTTGAGAATGGTGTATGGTGAACACCGCCCATAACCTTGGCTACCCAACCTGTATCCCTTTGAATAAATTGCGGGGTATTTGTAACTGGTTTAGCATCTGGGAATAGATAGTCGATTTTTTCAATTCCATGTGCTAAAACCGCATCGCTAAGTGTTCCGTAACGTTTCGCATCCGAAAAAATCGCTTCTACATCGGCGTGTGTTAAAAAGTCTCCCTGTGTTTCTTCCCGATCAAAAATATTATGTTTCATAGAGTCGTTTCCTCCTTCGTTTTCTGGTTCGTTTTCTGGTTCATCTTCTTTTTCGGTAGAATCTTCATCGTCAAGAGCTTGTCCAATCAGCGCATATACTACCGTTTTCTGTTCTTCGCTTAGCGTATCGAATACTTCAGCGACAGTTTTGTCCTCTTCGGACTCATGTTCCATTTTCTTTTCCTCTTGCACTATTTCCTCCTTCTTAGACTCGATCGATTCATCCTCTTCTTTTTTATTTTCTGAATGATACAAATCAAACCCTTCTTTGTCGTTATAAATCTCTGCTGCGTCTTCAGATACTTCTCCATGTTGCATTATAGAATCGATAAATGCCCCAGGATTTGCGCCCGCCAAAACTAAACTAACTTCTTTTATTACACCGTGAAGAACATTTGCACCTTGCTGTTTTAAACCGTTAGCAAAGATGGACAATGCTGTAACATCGCCGTGTTCTACTAAAAGTTTGGCGTTTCTGCCAGACTCCGTATCATTGAATTTACAATATGCGTAAACACCTTTGTCATGGTTTTCCAATCGCGCATGACCAAGAATGTTCAGCGGATCATTGTGTTGGTGATTCCATACTAGTGGAACGGTTTGACCGTCATTGTGTTTAAATGCGTCTCTTTGAATCGTTCGTCCATCAGAGCATTTAATGCCATTCCGAGTAGCCCATCCACCAAAATCAAATTTTGATTCCATTTTGAATTTCCTCCTTTATTTCTTTTTCTTTAGTCAGATCTTCCTTGATGTCTAGTTCGACCTCCTTTGGGGCGTTCAGATTTTTATTTCTGAGTTCGTCCGCAGATGGGTCGCTTGCAGGTTTCATTCCGATAGCCTGTCTAATTTCATTTGAGGAGACTATCTCGTTTCGAGTGAAACTGTCACTCACAGTTCCAATGTCTGTTATCGGAACCAGTTTAAACGGATCTCGGAATGTCATTATCGATTGCGCTTGTGATCGAGCCGTTTTGGTTAAAAATTTGCGTTTCAATTCGTCAACAATAGCCTTAACCATTACTTCGATTGTTCGGTTGTGATAATTAAGCATCGTCGCTGGATTAGCAGTTCCGTCAAGTATGCTTTGTGACATTCCCAACTGACCGTAGACCATATTAGTTAAAAACTCTATCTGCGCCATCAATGTGTTTTCGACTGGTCGATTTAACTGTGTAATACGTTCGGTACCATCGGTATAGGCGATACCATACTTTGAGCCGGTTAATTGATCCACTATATCCTTACGCCGTGTTTCGGCTTGTTGACGTCTTCCCTCTGTTTTCACCACATATGGCAACTGAATAATCAGATCTAACTTTCCCGAACTATTCTGATCGTCCACAACGTCTAAAAGATTCAGTTTTCTTATCAACCGTTGCATTGTTGAATTTGGTTCATTGACAACGGCATAAAGAGGGTTTTCGATTATCGCAACGGTTTTTTTGGGAATCAGAATATCCTCTTTTAAACCCGTATTCTCGTTGTAAACTTGAACCTTCACGTGACGCGGTCTCCATTCAAGAATTTTTCCAGTTCTAAGCGAAAAAATATCGTAAGCTCCCGTAAGATTAGGATTAATATTTGTTGCGACTGGCACAACTGCTACACTTCCTTCGTCTAACATCGACATTACGATATCCTGTATTAGTGACGTTCCGGTTTGATCGATATTCGCTTCTACAGTCAAACAATTATCAAGACCCGATTTTATGTTTGATAAATATCGGTCATTTTCATCCATTCGGACATGACGAAACTCCATGGCCGCGACATCCAATGCTACCCTATTAAATATAGACGTAACAATAGACCGCTCGTTACCTCTTGTTAGTCGAGGACGATCCGGTCTATATGAATAACTTGCACCCATTTCTCTGTAATCGTAACGTGTTGGATCTTTGTTCATAAAAGCATCCCAGGAATGTTTTAATCTCTCGGGAATTGTTAACTTCTCCATTTAGTTACCTCCTGATTTTTATACGCAAAATAAGACTCGAAGATCTTATTACTTACCAGCATTATTAAATGTACCATCCTTATTCTGAAACCGTCTTACGCCCCATTTCATACCTAGAATACCGTGATGCGTTAATTCGTTATTCATCTGTTGTTTCCTCCTGTTTGATTTTATTCGAACGCATCTTTGTTTAGTTTATATGCCACATATGCGTCCATCATGGCTGCAACTGCATCAATCTTCTGATCGTGTCTTTTCTTTAATAATTTTCTGTTACCGTTAGTATCTTCCAAAGTAATACTGTTTCCCATAGCAAAAGTCATTAATTCTTCGTCAAACAAAAGCATCCGCTCCTCTGAAAGTTTTTTCAACTCACCCAAAGGAACAGACTCTGTCTTGACACCCTGTATTACTTTCTCAATGCCGAACGGTCCGTTTTCAGCTTCCCACCGCGTAACGAATTCTCTAGCGTTATACGGGTCAAAGCCAAAACATCTAACATCATAACCCCTGTCAACTATGTGTTTGTCTAAATCTTCATAGACCTCCATCATGTCTAGCACGGTTCCCTCAAGAACTATCAAACTACCCTCGTCCATGAACTGGTCATACTTCGTTCTCATCGCAGGGGACAGCTTCATTAAGGTTGTGGATGAAATGTAATTTCGCGTTTTAACTCCAAATGCCCCGTTATTAAGTGGAAACAAGAAAGTGAACGCACAGAAGTCGTCTCCTTGTGAAAGGTCTCCGCCCATGGCACACGCCATCTGCCAGAAGTCTCTTCTTCTATGCAGAAATGTTTCCTCATATGTGAAGTAGTAGGTATAACCTTCCATTGGAATCCCGAAACGTTTCGCCAAGATGTCATTCCTTGCCGCAGGGGCCTTTTCCGCTCTCTCCACTTCTAATTGATAGGTTTCGTATGTTACGGTCTTATCAAGATTAGGATTAGCCTTTACCCACATTTCGGGATTAGAAACTTCATCAACCGAATCGAGTTTGTACCACCAAATGGACACATGGGGGTTTATGTAATCGCCTTTCAAGATGTCTGTAAGTTCCATTTTGATTGTATCGCCACTTCCATTCCGAATGGTACCTTCCGAACTTGTTGCGACGATTAGGTAATCGTCAACTTTAGATGCACCCTGTTCAATTGCACCGACAACGTCTTCACTTATGTCTCCGGAAAGCCATTCGTCGACTGTGGCAACTTTAACTCTTAGACCCTGAAGTTTTGTTATAGACATTGGACGTATTTCCAACAAGGAACCCGTAAGGAAGTTTTCAATACCCTTCTTTGTCGATGCTAGCTTAGTTCTATTGGCTCTCACACCCGTTGTGTTTTGCAACGACCCTTCTGTTAAGAATTCAAATAGCGGACCTCTCGATCTAGTGATTGCTGTTCTGATGGGAGACATAATCTCCTCTGCTTGTTTCATAGTCGGCGCAGTCGTTATCTGATGAGTGGTAGTAGTGTCGACATTTTGGAAGAATGATTGGATACATGAATCGTAAACTGATTTGGCCGCACCTCTTCCAATTATTAGATACTGCTTGTTAATCAGTCGTTTCTTAATGGTTTTATTGACGTATCGTCCACCTCGTCCGTTTTCGTTTGGCTCGTATACACTTTTCTCAATAAAGTAGTACCACCCAAACACCTGCTCTCCCCACAACTTAAACGTGTCTAGCAGATTAAGATCCGAACCATCTGTCAACGTGAGTTCTTCTTCGCAGTATTTTATCCAACCTTCAACCGCTTGGTCGTCGTAGTAAACACCCGGATTGGCTATGAGGTCATCTATTCTATTCATTTCCATAGATACTTCTTTGCAAACTGGTATAGAACCGTCGACAACGGCATCTCGAAAACGGCCATAATAAATCGGAGTGGCTGCATTTGATAACGCCATGCTTTACACCCTATGTTTCTTCAATAGTTTATTGACAATCACGGAAATTTTTCCAGCGTTACCATGTAGCGTTAATGCCGTACTCGTTATGGCGGCAACAGTCATCCCCGCCTTTACGGTCTTATTCACGTATTGTCTTCCTCTACTGATATC